TAGATGCCGGGATGGCAGAATTCTAGAACATCTACTATAGCACGAGATTGGTTCTTGTGATAATCGTATACGCTACGAGTCGCAGGACCAAGGGAAACCCACCATGGAACGAACCTTGAAGTACCTTCTAAGGTATTGGATTTCCCGACGAGTGCCTTGATTGGGAATACAGGAACAAACTTTGAATCATAGATCTTGTAGTTGTTCTTTTGTATAGCCCGCTCGCAATACTACTTTATGTAGCCACCACGCTGTGAGCCAAGGCCAGGATAGTAAACATCCGTCAATCTTTTGGATGGTTTACTTGGACGTTTAAATCTCGTTACGTCCGCACAAATGATTTCTTCTGTGAATACACCATAAAGGGTTTTATCGAATTACTTTACTTACTACTTGGTAATCCCGCTATTCGATGGTGAGCTGAGGGTTTTGCCCTTGGAAACGTAATGTTTCCCTTAAGAGAAAGAGCCTCCGCATGCTTTAACAATACTTTCGTATTCTTTGTACATGCGAGGTTCCCATATGGAAATCAAATCATCTCCGCAAATTCTGAATAGTTTTTCCATATGAGGCATTTGTGCCCTGTGAGCAGCATAGTGTACCCAAAATAGATGTACTAACGATAGGCTAAGCCACGTTAGAGGCAGACCCATCAGGAGACCGCGTGAACTTTCAATCCGATAATCGGTTTCTTCTTCTGATGGATACAGTAGATTTTATGGACCAGTTGCCTTATTAATTACATCTATTGCCCATCTAGGAAACTTACCTGATTCTGTAATCCCTTCCCATAGCTTCTTGATTAAATCTAATGGAAGGGCGTCAGAAGCCGCCGTTAAATCTGCGCTTATCATGACAGGCGGTCTTTTAAAGGTGGTTTTCCTAGCTTACTAAACTAATGTTTGCATAGCTTCTCTTCTGTTCCCTTTGAGGGCCTCCCGTGATTGTGGAATCTTCCTGAGGTCGTTTAGTAAGGATCTGCGGATCCAATGGGCTGACGCGACAACAGCACCTGGTGACTTGGTAACTACCCTGAATTTGTAACCTCGAGATGGTAGTGCCGTCACATCTGCATCTGGATTGTTCTTCGGTAGCAGGTACATGAGACATCGACGGGCTCTTTCTGTTCTATAAAACACGCCTTAGTCGACGTCTGAGAGGAAGTCGGGCACTTATAGTGCTGCAAGTGCCTTTTCGTGTGAATAGGCTAGACTACTCTCTTGTCCGTCATTGCGGTACACTTCGTGGATGAGATATTAAGCAAGACCTCCTTCTTTTCGAGTTTTCTCGATGCAAGCCCCTTCTGTTAAATCAAGATCTCGGATATCCAGAGGGGTGACGGTTGAACCAATTCTTTGGCCAAATTCAAATATTTCTTTGAGTATTCCTGGCGCCGTCTTAAATTCTGTAGTAAGGAGCTATCTATGCTTCTGCAAGGCTTTGATCTCCATAATTGGGTCGTAGGGGGGTGGTAATGCTCTCCCCATGTATGATAAACCTAAAACCTTTATGGGATTTTAATCTATGCTGTATGCTCTCGTAAGTGCATAGATGGGTGTGTCTAATGGTAGACTCATGTTCTCGAATATGCACCCTCTTGCAGCGTCGGAGAAGGACTTGACCTTCTTTGCGACGAATGTCTCTCCACGTGTTAACGTTGTACGTAGAAGCCAGAACATAAGTTGTTCCCACTTTCTTTTGAGTGGATCCTTTTTATTAAGGATTGGCTTTCTCCCTAGTGCTGCAATAAACGACGCAGTGATAGTTCGGTAGAACTCGTTGGCAAATCGCATCCGTCGTATTGCAGTACTCTTCAGTCCTTCCAAAGAAAGTACCTCCGTAGTGTAGCTTACTGTTTACAAAGAGGACTTAAGGACTCGTAGTTCA